ATCAGACTCATCATCATAAAATTTTACTCTTATATCTTTTATTCCCTCAACAGTATCAAATATAGACACTTTATTTTTTATGCACCAGTCTTCAAAAAGTTGAGATATAGAAAAAATATGATGAAGTTCTAAGTTTTCTTTCTCTTTGCATATATAACATTCATCGCGTAATTTGTAGTCTTTTTTAATATAATCCCTTATATACTTAATAGGAATTCTTTTTAATTCTGTCATTATCCTATAACTTTACCAAATAGAAATCACTATGTCCAATCTTTAATTTTTAGAAGCCGGGAAAGGGGAACGAAAATTTCGGATTGTGTCCCATCTCTTACTAAAATGATCGGGATGTTTATTTAATCCTACATTACCTTCTTCTAGTAAAGAAACTTCTGTTTTAATTATTTTAGGTCTTGTTTTGTAGTAATCACTCATAGATAGAGATACTTGAATATCATCTCCTCTGTCTTTAGTACCCCAAGGTTCTATATAATCTTTCCATATAGTTTTTAGATGAGGAATAGATACAGAAATACAAGCTCCTACTGCTATATCTGATTCTGTATCTATACACCACTCACTAGATAAATCTTCGTAACGAGAAACTTTATTTATACCAGACCTACCATATATAGAGATAAGTCTATCAGGAGTTTTTTCTATTTGAGTTCTTAAAGTAATTATACAATGAAAACTAGGATCTATATCATCGTCTAATAAAATTGCATATTTAAAATTTAAATCTTTAGCAACTCTCCATCGTTCTATGCACCAGCGATTTTCATTATTATTGATTACTTTTGCACCAGAAAAATTAGACAGTTTAACATCAGAATTATTATTAATAACTAGTATAGGAAGCTTCTTATTGAATTTTTCTACTAATTTATTTACATTGCTAAGTCTTTTATAGTTTAAAATTATTAAAACAGTATCTTTAAGCATATATTGAAGCCGAAGTTTTTACATAGGTATAGATACCATATCTTGCAGCGTCTGAAGCATGAGAATTATCATCATGAATTGTTTTAGGATTTTCTGTTTTAGGGTTCCACTTATAGTTTGCCATAGCAGTAAAAGTTTGGAAACCTGTTTCACGATCAAATATTAAACGATCATGGTCTATAAGAGCACCTAAATAATTTATACCGTCTTTTACAGACTTTATAGCATTTTCACAAAAAATGTCATAGTCATACGCAAAATCAGCTTTAAGCTGTTGAGCGGCAGAATCAATATAAATCATCTCTACCTCCCATTTTTCTTCTAGTTCTTTAATATTTTCCGCAAGCTCTGATGTAGTAACCTCTCCAGATATATACTCGTCTATGACATAAAAATTTTCACCATCAGTGGCTATTACAATAAAAGCATTTAAGTCACGATAGCCAACGTCAAGACCTGCAATAACTTCAAAACGATTCAGATTTTCTTTTACCCAAGTTAAATCTTGTAAATGACGATTCTCATCAAGGCTATAAACCTGCATTTCAGTAGTAGTCCAATCACACTCATACTCTTGTGCAAACATTTTATTAGAAATAGAACGACGAGCCTCTTCAATATCTTTAGTACTTAAAAGAGGATTAGATCTCCAAGTGTAAAGTCCAGAACCCCAGTCTTCAAACTCAGAGTCTTGTCCACGAAGATAGTAAGAATAAAGGTAGTTTGTTTTACCACGGGGAGTAGATATAAAAAGTGCCCGAGAATCGGGGTAGGTAGAAAGAGCAGGACGTAAATCACGAGTAAAATACTCATCATCAGGGATGATTGCCGCTTCATCTACGATTATAAGATGAGCAGCACGCCCCACAAGTGAGTCTCTGTTGTTAGCCGATAAGAGACGGAAGGTAGACCCGTTGATAAGCTTAACAACTTTATCTTTTTGATTGAACCTATCCACTTCCAGTTGTAAGTTTCTAATAATATCTGTGACATAATCCCAAATAATTGATGATAGAGTAAAGTTAGGAGCTACTACCATCACCTGTTTTCCTGGCTCTAAAAGTTTAGCAAATGCTAATATGCCAGCAGATAAAGATTTACCAGTTCTTCGAGCAGAAATATGAGTCCAAAAACGATTATCTTCTAACCCTTCTACCATTCCACATTGAGATTCATTGAATTGTATTCCTTTATGTTCTCCAACTACAATTTTATCGAGTAGTCGTTCTACAGGAACTTTAAAATATTTATCTGACATTATTTAAAATAATTACCTATCGCTAGTACTATACCAATTACAGCTCCTGACATAGAACCTACCCATAATAAAGTTTTTAAACTTACACGACCAGTTGTAGCAATTGTTCTAAGTTCATTTATTTCTTTACGCATATCTTTCATACAAGTAGCCATTTCATCCATTGTTTTAATAAGTTGTTCGTAGCGTTCTTGACACACGGCCTCATGTCTAGAAAACTCTAGCTTAGACTGTTGTGTGCGTTCATGAAGTGTGTCAATACTATTTTCAATATCCATTGGACTACGTCTTTATAATAAATTTAACAGCTACACCTGGATGGGTAACTGTTAGTGCGGGAACTGAGTGAGTATGCCCATTTACTGTAAGAGAAGGTATAGTATGAGTATGAGTTGCGTGAGCGCTTACCCCTGTTACAACTGTAATTGAGTTTGTAACGTCTTTGTCTGTTGTAGAGTTAGTAGTACTAGTTGTAACACTATGAGTAGTTGGTCCATCTGAACCTGTTGTACTAGCTACTGTGGAACCACCTGTTGACCCTGATGTTCCAGTTCCAGTTGAGTTCTGACCGCTTGCATTAACTTCTCCAGCTGTTTTAGTACCAAGAGTAAAGGTAGACGCACCATATGGGGCTCTATCTCTAAAATCAGGAACGTTGAAGGTCGTAGACCCGTCGCCTACACCATAAGTAGTGCCAATTGCAGAAAAAAGTGCTGCATATGTAGATCTAGAAATAGCTCCACCTTCACAGAGATACCATCCTCCAGGTGCAGAGGCTGCACCATACATGATGATAGAGCCCGCAGGAATTAAGGCGTTGCCCCCCTCTTGAAGCTTACCAGTGCTAACGTTAACATCCCCCGAGAATGTTGAGGTAGTTTCACTTAGCGATAGTGCCTGTGTAAGCGTAATAGCAGCACCACTACTTACACCGGATTTTACTTGAAAAACCATAGCAGCGTTAGTACTTGCATCTGTATTCACATGAATACGTGCAGCATTACCATTTTGCTCTGGTACACCAGACTTATGGTTCCATGTTATGTTAGCATTTCCGTATCCGTCATTATGCGTTAGCGATACGCCGCCACTACCACGCCCTGCCGTTATGAAATGATTGGTGGAATACTCGCCTGTGCCTGATGTTTTACCAGTTAGGTTGTCGAATGCATGGGTGTGGCTATCGTTAGCGATAACAATAGCATTATATGTGCCACTGACATCTCCGCCAAATGATGTAGATGTGTTTAAGTAATAAGACCCTTGCTGCCCATCAAGTAAGTCAGCATCTAGTCCAGAACCAGATCCGTCAACTGTCTTAATCTTAGTTAAAACATCAGCAGCTGTGTAACTTGATGACGCAAGTTTAGCGTCTAGCGCAGTCTGTAACCCATCTATATTAGAGATAATGTGATTATGACTATCATCTGCTACAGTAACTGTAATAGCAGTAGTACCTGATCCGCTTGCATCGCCTGATAAAGTAATAGTTTGGTTACCAGTTAATTTTCCGTCTAATTGTGTTTGAATGTTACTTGTAACACCGTCTGTGTAGTTAAGTTCGGCAGCGGTTGCTGTTAAATCACTTATGTCACTTACAGTGGCACTAGCAAAAGTTACAGCACCCGAACCATCTGTTTGCAAGAATTGATTGGCACTTCCATCACTAGTTGGAAACTTGTATGCGTCGTTGAATGTAATCGCACCGCCATCGTTACCATCAATCTTAAATTGCACATCATCATTTGTACTGGCTTCTACTGATGTACCGTCTGTGGTAACCGCAACCGTAAACTGTGTTCTGTTGGCATTGTTGGTGTTGTCAAAAGCAAACTGTCCACCTACAATAAGTGCTGAACCATTCCAATATTCGTGGTTACTTCTATATAGATAATCACCTGATTGTAAAGCACTTGGCGAGGCAATCGTGCCTCTATATCTTCTTGTTCTTACATCTGGAGCGTCAGCACTATCATTGTACTGTTCCATACGAATTTGTGCTGCTTGAGAACCTTCGCCTGTCATATGTAATGTTACTTCAGGAGATGTTTGATTGATACCAATATAATTACTACCTGTATCAATACTAAGTGTACTATCACTTATAATACTAGTTCCATCTGAACCTACAATTAGTAGTTCGTTTGCACTGCCTAGTGTAATACTAGTTACACCATCCAAGTAGTTAAGTTCCGTAGCAGTAGCAGTTATCGCAGTACCACCAATTTTTAAAGTAGTCGCATCTACAGTAGAAGAAACAACTTCCCCACCAACATTTACGTTACCAGTAGAAGTTCCATCACCAATAGTAACAGTGGCGTTAGCTTGAACTTCAAACTTACCAGTGGCATCTATACCAAGACCGCCTAAAAATGGATCAACACGAGTTACCATTATTTCTTAACCTTCCTTCTTGGCGAAGCACCAGTAGCTACATTTACAGGAGTACCAG